TTTCTTTATTGTATTTTAAATCTTGAGCAGGAAGTCCAGTTAATCTAGCATCATATCTTAATCCCACATATGCTTGATTTAATTCCATAGTATAATGAATAACCGTTAAACCTTTTTGTAATGCATTTACCCCAACATTAACCAATCCCCAAGTTTTACCAACACCAGCTGGAGCTACAAAAACTCCTAACTCTCCGGGTCCTAACCCTCCATCCATAATTTCATTTATAGATGTCCATGGAGTCTCAACAGTAATACGTGCACTTTCAGAAAATCTCTCTTCTATATCTTCCGCATAATCATGACCAATATCTTTTTCTACTCCAACCTTCATTGCATTATCAACTAACGATTTGATCTGATCATAATTTCCAGTCTTTAATAAGTCTACAGACTGTAATATTGCACCTTTAATTGTTTGGTTTTTACAGAAATCAATTGTCTTATCTTTAATAAAATCTAAATCAGTTGACTCTATATGTTTCCAAGACTCTCTCAGCTGTTCAATGATAGAAGCCCTTAGAACATCGTTGGTGACATCCTGTAGTTTAACCTTTAATACTTCTAATGTTGGCGCCACCTTGAACTTTTCAAAATGCTCATTGATAGAAGAAACTATCCATGAATTAGCTTCTGACTCAAAATATTTTATTTCTAAAATATCAATACATTGCTTTAAAAATGTTTTATCCGTTAATAGTGCAGCTATTAACTTAGTTTGAAATGAATAACCGTATGTTGCTAACTTATCGTGTTGAGCCATGCGTCATACCTGCAAAAATATCTAATTGATTGAATGTGTCTCTAGTCCATGATTCAATATTTTTCAATATACTATATATTTTATCCTCCATACTCATTGTAATAACTTTATATTTAACTAGTCTACTTATTGGTTCCTGAACTCTACCTAAAATATCAAGCTTATTTTTTCCAGACATATTAGCATTTTGAAGCTGCATTAATTTATAGTTTAATTTTAACTGACTCTTTGAATTAGAAATATTCTGATAAAATTTAACTTCATCTATATGATCTTTAGAATATTTAGAAATCTGATTCAATGTAACCCTGTTGCTTTCAAATAAAAACGGAAGCCTCTTTTGTAATGTTTTATGGCCAGAACCTTTTATACCGGGAATATTATCTGACTTATCTCCCTGTAACACCTTGTACATTATATAATTATAATGAAAAAGTCCAAACTCCTCATAAAGTGAGTCTGGAGTATATAATTTTTTCTTCGTTGGACTCCATACTGAAATTCTATCATCAACTAACTGTAAAAAATCCTTATCGGTTGACATTATAATACACTTATTTTTTTCTTCAGTAAATATGTCATTTGAAACATAAGCTATAATGTCGTCAGCTTCTGTATTATCTACAACTAAAATAGTAATAGGAAAATACGACAAATAATCCATAACTCTACGAAATTGAAAATTCATAGACTCTCTTTCATCTTGTAAATCTTCAAAATTGGCAGCTCTATTAAACCTTCGTTGCGTTGGTTTTCTATTTCCCTTGTAATCTGGATATATCTTTCTTCGTCTACTAGACCCACCTTTACCATCAAAAACTACAATACATCTAGTTGGTCTAAAACTACGAATGGCATAACCAACAGATTGTAAAAATCCAGTTATGCCACCGACATGAATTCCATCCTCATTTAAAGAGGGATTTGCTGCAAAGCCTCTTATGTAAGTATTTAAACCATCAACTATAAGTATTTTACTGTTTGGTTCAAGAGAAGATTGTGGTTTATTTTTTCTTACGTCATCTAAAAGTTTCTTATAATCTGTCATCCGCCAACAACTTCATCATCTACAGTTATACTATCTTGATCTATAATAGCATCTTTTTTATACGTCATTATAATTTTTTCTGATATGATGTCATATACCTCTTGTTTAAGTTCTTTATCTTCCATAAGCTTTGGAACAAAATCTTTACCTTGAAATTTCCAAACACTTCCATCTTTTCTTTTCATTTGAGACCATGCACCAGCAGTAGTAACTATTTTATAATCCTTTAATGTCCCTAACCATCCACCAAAATCATCAATACCCGAATCAAAATACATATCATAATTTATCAGACGTAGTGGTGGTCCAACCCTGTTTTTAACAACTTGAGCTCTACATTTTATTCCTATAACTTGGTCTACACCATCTATCTTCATCTTAATTTGACCCATCTGTTTAAGTCTCAGTCTAACAGAAGAATGGAAAGCTAACGCTTTACCACCTGATGTTGTCCATGGATCTCCAAACATTACTCCAAGTTTCTGTCTAAGCTGATTAGTGAATATTAATGTTACTTTTTGTCTACCAATCATATTAGTTATTTTGCGCATGGCTTTAGAAATAATAATAGCTTTACTAGTAGCCCAACCATCTTTATCATAATCAGATTCAGCTTCAACTTTAGTTGTTGAACCAGCAACAGAATCTACCACTATAGTTACCAATCTATCTCTATCTGAACTTCGTATTGATTCTATAATATGTTCTATTGCTTCAAAAATGTCTTCTATTGTATCTAAAGGAACATATAACATTTTTTCTAAATCGACACCAATAGCCTGTAAGAATTCATGACTAACTGCATTTTCAGTATCTATATATACAGCTACACCACCCTTTTTCTGCGTATTCGCTAATGTATGTGCTGCTAATAATGATTTTCCAGAAGCCTCAAGTCCTGTTATTTCTGTTATTCTACCTACTGGAAAACCTCCATTTGGACCATTAGAAATAACTAAATCTAACATTGACGATCCAGTACTAACAAATTCTCGTACTTCTGTGGGTGCACCAGATTCTCCACTTAAAAAATATGCAGCCTGGTGTTTTTTAAATCTCTTATTTAAATTATCTGCTAGAGTTACAGCTAATTCGTCTCGAATAGACTCATTTATTTTCATCTACATTCTCCTTTATAACTAGGGACGCTAAACCAATGGATGAGACACCAGACCGTTATACAGTAGAGTTCTACTGTCGGCGGTTTAACGTCCCGCTTGTTATGTTTATTTAGATTATGAGTTAAAAAGCTGATCAAATGCTTCTGACACGTCTTCAACCTTATTTGCATTTCCAGCCGGTTTATCGGTTGGCGCTGAAGGCTTCGCTACTGTTTCAGATGATTCATCTTGATCGTCTGGATTTAGCCAATTATGAAGTACTTCTGTAAGTTCCTCATATGAAAGCTCAGTATAAACGTCAGTAATTTTCTTCTGACCGTTTGTCCAAGAATCATATCGAGTCTCATCTTCAGTTGCCTTCGTCTGATTTGGCTTAACTCTAATCGTGGTTTTTGGAAATGATCTTCCAGTTTCTTCTGCTGATTGAAATTCAACAACGATATCTCTACCGGTTATTGGATCTGTTAAATCACCATAATCTGGATCTGAAATAAATCCGAGAAGTTCCTGATAAACCATTTTGCCAAAACCCCAAAATCTAACTGGTTGGTCCTCTTCGCCTCTAACAGCAACTGGAACAAAAGTACGCATTTTTGGCTCTAGCTTTTTAGCTAGCATATAATCGTCTCTGTTTCCAGTGCTTTTTAGTTTATCCGCAAATTCTACAAATGGATCTGGTCTTCCAAAAGATACTGGTGATAAATACGATTTAGCACTTATATCATAGTGAAAATACAACTCGATAAAAGGATTATCCTTATTATGTTTATAAGGCAACATCCTTATTTGTTGTGTTCCTGGGGACGGTTTCCATAAGTTAGAAGTTCGACTAGTTGTCTGCTGAAGAGTTTGTAACCTATTTTTGATTGCATCTAAGTCAATTGGCATTAGATTTCTCCTATTTTGTTATTTTTATTTTTCATTGCTATTGCAATAACCATTTACATATATAAATATATACGTTTTTTTCGAAAGATTAGTTTTTTTCAAAAAAGATTCCATGACCATTAAATCCAGTAGCTATATGCTCAAAGTGATCTTTTACAGTCCTCTTAAAGTCTCTAGCCATAGTCCTAGTTGGTACTTTTTTACCATTTTGTCGTGGATTAATAAATTTATCAAAATGACCAACATATGGCTGTGACCATCTAGCTGAATATGCAAAATACTTACCAGAAATTGGTAATACGTTTTCTAAAAAAAATGTTATTGGATCTGGTGTGTGTTCTATCATTTCAAACATACATATCAAATCAAAATTACGATTTGTTGGTAAACTCTCAGATATTGTTATATTTTCAATATTATGATCTTTTATCATTTTACTCAGTATTCCTAATTCTTCTTTACTCTGTTCATGAGCAACTATTTCTGCGTTTGGAAAGATTTTAGAAAGTAATATTGTAGTTAAACCTATAGCGCATCCAAAATCTAATACTGACGTAATGCTATTTAAATCTATATTATTGTCTCTAAATTTTGATTGCATTTGTCCAAGAGTTGGACGTGTTTCCATATAAAAACTTGGAATTGTTGTATACTTGTAATCTATATGATCATAAATACTATAATCAGTAAAATTGGAATCTCTCCACTGCATACATAACGGATTAAGCATTTTTTCATATTCCACCATTTTTTCCTTAACCATATTTATTGAACAATTATCATTTTTAGCTAGAAGTTCTACTAAATATTTTTCAAAATCTTTATTCCAAGTATACCCTATACATTTAGGGAACGTAACATTTTTTGGCATTTTGCCTCCTATAACTTTACTATCTTATCGACCTTAGTTTTTATCTTCTTCAATCCATACCCACTATCGTTTGTCACTAATAACATATTACGATAATTCTCCCAT